GTGTCGGGCCACGCCACAAGGGGGCAGGGGCTTAGAAGACTACCTAGTCGGGGGTTCTGGGCCTTATTCATCGGCGTGGCATCTTATGTTTGTCGCGTCTGGAATTAATGTGCGGGAACAATCCGCACGCGTCACCGTTCACCGTCGACCTGATCTGACGCGCACGCTTCTGCGCCCAGATGTGCGACCGTCCATACATCCGGGCGATGGTGCGTGAGTCGAGACAACCAGGGAGAGACAGCGCCCACCTGATGAGCTCGACGTGGCGACGGAAGGGGAATGAGTCGGAGCAGGCCAGCGCATCCATGAAGGCCTTGAGCATGACTCCGACATGATCGCGTGAGATGAACGCGTCGACCTCGGTGCGTTCCTTGTCACCGTCCTTGGTCGCCCATGACGGATGGTTAGGGTCGATGTTGAAGACGTGCCTGGACTGCACCATCTCGCGGTAGGGCAGCACGCCGGACTCTCGCATCTTATCCTGCACCTTCTTGGGCTGTGCGAAGAACCACGCGTCAAACGACTTAGCCTCAGCGTGCGGCGCTGTCAGGTCGTTGATACTCGCGGCCTTGGTCACGCGCTGTATCACAAAGGTTCTTACTGAGCGGGCAAGTGGCAAAGGTTGTGCCACAGTCCGTCGTCGCGAAACTCCATCATGCCATGACGACGCATCCGCCAGATAAGCGATGATAACTTCCCCTTGTAGGTGAAGTCCTTCAGGATGTATTCCCTCAAGGTCGCAGTGTCAAAGGTGCTAGGCCAAGCGCTCATGGCTTCCCTGATCCGTTGGTTCTTCTGTTCCTTGACTGCCTTGGCTGCGGTGATGGCCTTGACCCGGATACTCTCCATCCTCTCCGGCTGTTCACGCCAAGCCTTCTGTCTTAGCCTGGTCAGACTCAGCTTGCGCAAGACCCATCCTCTCCGCGCGGTAGTACGGTTAGGTTTGGTCATCGCGGTAGACTTGCCTCCTCGCCAGAGACTCGGTCGAACCCCGAGCGTAAGCGACAAGGGGTGAGACTAGAGTCACCCTTGTACGTAGTACATGGGACAGATGTTGAGTAAGATGTTGAGCGGGTGGGAAACATGGGTCAAAGGGTGGGGGTACGGGTGTTGACCCTCAGTTGATGTTCAAACGCCCTGTAGACCCCTTAGCGGGGCGGGAATCGCTATGCCTTGGGGCTGGGTCGGTGGCACTCTGGGAGGGGGGCTGGCTGTATTCCCAGCGGATGACCCCCTTCTCGGCGGCGTGGCGAATGTAAATCTCACCCTTAAACGCCCCCTCGGTGTCCTTCAGACCTGCCCGGCCACGGCGCTTAGTCAGGCCGAACTTGTAGATGGGCTCCTCGCCTTGGCAGCGGAAGAGCACGGCGACCTCGCGGAACCAGTTGGTGAACTCGGAGGAGCCGAGGCCAGCATAGGCAAGGTCGGCGACGGTGTGGCCTTCCTTGTCGGAGGACGCCTTAGGCTTGCCGGTGTGGTGCATTGCGACAAGGACGGCGCCTGTCTCGAGGAGGATCGGGGCGAGGTCGTGGCGCAGGAACTTGGACGCCTGCTCCTGGTCAGAGACGTCGATGCCGGCAAAGGACAGAAGCGGGTCGACAAAGACGATGTCGGCGCGTTGGTCGATGACGAGCTGCCGCAAAGCCGCGGTGAAGGTCGTGCCGGTGCTGACGGTGTCGCGGAAGATGGCTAGGTGATCGCGTAAGGTCGCCCGCTCCTCGGCGTCGATGTAGGCGCCTGCGATGACGTCCTGCAGGGCTTCACTGATGTCGCCCGCGTCGTTCTCAGCTTGGAGGACGATGGCCCTCAGTGCCCGGGCAGGCTTGATGCCGAAGAAGTCACGGCCTAGGCACCAATGCACGGCGGCCTGCATCATCAGCGACGACTTGCCCGTGCCCGACTGCCCGACGATCAGGAGCGAGCCACCCTTGCACAGCCAGCGGTGGTTGCCGAGGATGGTGGTCGGGTCTTCCTTGCGCTCGAAGGACAGCAGGGCGTCGAAGTCCATGCGCTGCGGGCCGTGTCGGGTCTTGGAGCCCTTGCGCTTATCTGCCAGACGAGCATAGTGGTCGAGCAGTGTATCCGGGTCGGTGGCGTTGTGTGCCGCGTTAGATGCCTCACGGAGCAGGGCGGCGTCGGTAATGAGGTCGACGTGCTCAGGGCGATATGTCGACGCACCGGCATCGCTGACCAGGAGTGAGACGGTGGCAGCGTCCACAAGGGAGCGGGCCTCGCGTAGGCGTTGTGAGACGGTGAGCTCGTCGGCAGGGACTCCGTCCACGGCAAGGGACAATGCCGCAGCGTAGATGTCTTGGTGGACTGGCTCAAAGAAGTCGGAGGGCTTGAGATCACTAGGGAGAGGGAGCGCATCACGGAGGAGGACGCCGAGGAGGTGGCGTTCCGCCGGCACGTTGTTCGGAGGAGTCATGGAAGAAGGGGTTGGGGTTTGTGGGCGTGGGTGCCCAAGGTCAAGGTGCTTTGCGAAGGAGACGGTCGAGGTCGGCGCGTCGGTAGTGCGGGACAGGGCGGGGCGTCTTATAGACGCACCAGTCAATGCCCGAGCCGTCGATGCGGTATTGGATGCCTCGGACAGTGCGCCGATTCTTGCGGGCGTACTGCGTGAGCGTGACCCATCCCTTGGGAGCCTTGAAGCGCTCAAGCTCGATGGCGGCGATGTGCGCGTCTGCCCAGGTCTTAAACTTCTTCGACAGGCGGTAGATGAGGCGGTCGTGCTTCACGCGTCTCTCTTCGGCGAAGCCAGCCTTGACGATGCGTTCAAGTGGCAGCCGAACGCCGGACATGGTCTTTACCCCGATGAGCGGAAGGATGTCCTTTGTCCTGATCCATTCGCCTGCGTCATGGTTGGTGGCACCGTAAAGTGCGGCCACCAAGCCTTTGGCGTCAAAGGGCTTCATGGCCGGGCCTTCGGGGTGTAGACCTTGAGGTCGGTGGTCCAGACCCACTTCTTGCCGACGCGGTGGACGAGCCATACCTTCCAGTCTTGACCGTCGACCCAGCCAGCGGCGAAGCCTGAGCCCCAGCGTGAGGTGGCTAGGCGATGCGATGCGTAGGCCATGGCGTCCTTCTGGCAGAGACACCCAGCTGAGAACGCGGCGCCGCCCTCGGCTTTGGTCAAGTTAACCTGGGCGAGTGTGTGCGTGTGCCCGTGGATCAGTGCGCCTCCCCGGTCAGCGTAGTGCTTGCCCTGTTCGGCGGTGGCGTTCAGGCCGTGCGCGTAACCGTGGATGAAGGCCACAGGCCCGAGACGGTAGACACCCTTCTCAGCGTGGTAGGGCAGGATGGTCTTCACTCCGCAGCTCTTTGCGGCGGTCTTGATGCGGGCGTCGAGATCGGCACAGTAGTCGCGGACGATGGCCGAGCCCGAGGTATGCTGGAGGGCGACAGCCCGGTGCTCGTGGTTGCCCATCAGGTAGACGGTGGGCTTGGTGCGTGAGAGGAAGTCCTCGCCGCCTTGGATGTCGGCCATCAGGGACTCAGCACCTTCAGCGTCATTGCCTACGCCACGGCGAAGCGACCGGAAGTCGAAGCAGTCCCCGAGATGGACGCGCACGGTCGGCTTGTAGTCCTTGATGAACTCGCAAAGGGCATCGGTGGCCTCGTCGTCGGCCATGTCGCCGTGATTATCACCAAAGGCTACGAAGCGGGTCGGTGTGCTCATTTTGAAAGTCCGAGTTCCTTCTCGATTTTGTCACGCATGACTTGAGCCTTGCCTAAGTCTGTAGACAGTCGGCGGTAGACGTCGAGCTTGGCGGTTCGGTAGCGGAAACAATAAGTCTTTTTGTTTTTAAAGATGCGTCGATTCTTCCTGACGGTCATAACGCTTGTCCCAAGCCTTCTTGCTGCACATTTAACGCTGCCTGGCGATACCTTGAACATGATAGCCGCCAGTCTTGTGCTTACCCCGTGCCTCAATTGATAGATTGCAGCGCTGATGGCTTTCCCCTTGGGTGCTCGAGTGGTGCTCATTTGCGGTTTAGGTGAGGGATGGGCTGGCCGGAGTCGAAGGCCGCGAGCATCTCGTCACGGCGCTTGCGTGCGGTCTCAAGGTCGTGGCCGATGTTCTCGACGATGTCCGTGCCGCGACGACGTAGGCGGAACCAGTAGCAGTCGCCCAGGCGTTGCAGGTGGTGGTTCGGGTTGTCAGTGATGACGCGGTCAGACTTGCGGTGGCCTTTGCTCACCGTGTACTTCGGGCAGGCCAGCAGGAAGGCGACGCGATCAGGGGACAGGCCGACCTTGCGAGCCCATGCTACCGTCTCGAGGGTTAGAGCCTCCATGACTTTGCGAGGATGCGTCCTTCGGACATGATCTGCTGACGGGCGTTCGGCTTGAAGATGTACTCCTGGTCGAACAGATGCGAGGCGCGTATCTCGGCGATGCTGTCGAGCTCTTCATCGTTGGCGGGTCCGACTCCGGCGGTGGAGACGTAGACGGTGCGGACCTTCCAGCCGCGTTCCCAGAGGATGTCCTGACAGACGCGCAGCTCATTGATGTAGCGCCAGTCGGAACACACCACGGTCTCAGGGCTGACGCTGTCGTGGTGCTTCATCACCGGCACCCAGTTGGCGAAGTGGCGGGCGAAGACATCCTTGTCGAGGCGCCGTGCGAACTTGCCCATGTGCACCAAGGCGTCGCGGTTCTCGCACTTGAACTCTTCGTTCATGAAGTTGCCGTCGAGCCCGAGGTAATCCATGAAGTGATTGCCGGCCTCCTTCAGCGCGTCGGCAAAGTTGATGTGCTCGGCAGGACGGGTCGACCATTCTAACAGGCCGGAGGCCAGAGAATCTTTGCCCGCTCTGGCGAATCCAGAAATCAAGACAAGCGTAGGCGCTGGCATATTATTTGTGTTTGGCATGGGAAAGGACATTGATG